GGAAGCAGTACCGCAGCGTCCTCTACCGGCTGGTGCGGGTCTACCCCGAGCGGCAGTACAGCAGCGTGACCACGCGGGACCTGTCCGCGTTCCTGTACGGACCGAAGGGGATCGCGGTCGGCAGGGCACCGGGCACCGCAACGTCACAGAGGGCCGCTCTGCGCTCGTTCTTCGCGTGGGGGCACCAGATGGTCGGGGGCAAGCTCGTGACCGTCCCAACGCCCGTCATACGCCAGCGACAGCCCCGCCCAGAGACGCGGCCCACCCGGCTCCCGGCGGCGACGCTCGTGCAGCTCTTGGAGTCCTGCGACCCGGACGACGACCGCGAGGTGGTGCTGCGCGGCGTGCTGGCCGTCACCATCAACACCGCGTGGCGAATAAGCGACGCTGTGAAGCCGCGAGTGCATGACCTCGGACTGGTGACCGGCGATCTGTGGTTCGTCTCCCGCAAGACCGGCAAGGCCGACAGCTTCCCGATCACGCTCGACCTGGACGAAGAGCTGCGCCGGTACATGAGCTGGTACACGGCCACGACGGGCGTCACGCTCGACCATTCGGACGCCTTCCTCTTCCCCGGCTGGACGAAGGCCCCGGTGCCCGCCTCAGGCGGTTTCAGCTTCTCGCCGGACCCCAGGCGCCATGCGTCCGAGGAGTGGGCCAGGAACGGCCTCAAGCGGCTGTTCGACCGCTGCGGGGTCCGGGTCGAGAAGGGCGAGGCGTGGCACACCGTGCGCCGGTCCGTGGCCCGGATCTACTTCGACAGCCTGCGGGGCGAGATCAGCTACGACCACGCCCTACGGCAGACGGCGGCGCTGCTCCAGCACGACAGCGTTGTGACGACCGAGCGGTACCTAGGGCTTGACGCCGAGGTGCAGGCTCGGGACGCATCCCTCAAGGGGCAGCGCTTCATCGGCGTACGAGCGCCGGGCAACGTCCAGAGCCTGCGGACGGCATAGCTCAGTCCCCGTACTCGCCGGCCTTGATGTCCTCTATGAAGACGGACCACGATCGGGCGGAGAAGGACAGGACGGGACCGCTGGGGTCCTTGGAGTCGCGCACCGGCACCTGACCAGAAGCGACCAGGTGATCCGAGACCTCTACGCACTCGCCGCCGTTGCCGCTGTACGAAGACTTGAACCAACGGGGAGTCGTCACGTTGAACCCTTTCGGAGCTGTTCGATCATGGCCACGGACGCCGCGTGAGACAGCGCTTCGGCCTGTAGTTGATGGTAGGCCGTCAGCAGCGGGATCACCGACACGTTCTCCTTGTCCAGATGCCCTTGCGTCTGAGACTCGGCGTATGCGACGACGGACCTGTCAGGAAGGGTCAACAGGTTGACCGGGAGCTTGAGCGTCCTGCGCACCCCCAGCTCGAACGGCGCTACCTGGACAACCCAGTTGGGAAGCGCTGCAACTTCTAGCAGGTGATCGAACTGGCGCTTCATGACTCCGGGGCCGCCGACGACTTGCCGTAGGCAGCTCTCGTCCATGACGGCCATGCTCATGGGCGCCGGGTCTCGGTCGAGTGTCGCTTGCCGCTCCGCCAGCACGGACACCCGCTCCTCGGCCTGCTCCTCGGTGATGGTTCGACGCTGGACGTAGCTCTCCGCCTCCGTGCGCGCGTACTCCGGTGTCTGCAACAGCCCCGGTATGATCCCGAGTTGGAAGATGCGGATCTCGACGGCCCTGCGCTCGTACGACACGTACTCGGGATAGCCCTCCAGCAGCGCGCCGTACCGGATCTTCCGCCACTCGCGCTCGAACGAGTCCGGCGAGTCCTGGAGACCCAGGGCGATGTCTACCTTGCGCGAGAAGCCCAGCGTTGGAGGCTTGCGGGCCGTCTCCACGGCGGAGATGTGCGAGCTTGAGTACCCGATCGCGGCGGCCAGTGAATCCTGGCTCCAGCCGCGCGCCTCTCGCCACTCGCGCAGCCTGGCGCCGTACGCCGCTATGACGCTGCTCTCCGGGTCCAGTTCCTTGATGTTCACCATGCCCGAGCCCCCTTCTGCTTGTGACTTGGCCCACTGTAGTCATGTCCGTAACTCTTCGGAATAGAAAAGTTACGGAGCGGAGCGGGCGTACACACACGAAAGCCCCCGCCCGGTGAAGGACGGAGGCTACGTGCTGCGGTCAGCGGTGCGAGGCGGTGAGGGCATTGTGCAGCGGCTCCAGGTGCTCGTTGATGGCCACCCACTGGGCGTCTGAGAGCGAGGCACACGCGTTCATCGGGGGCGGTTCCTGTTCACCCCGTAGCCGTGCGTTCATGTCGGCGCGCATCCACGACTCGCACCGCTGCTCTTTAGTCGGGGAATTCGCTTGAGCGGCTGCCATGATTCCGGCGGCTGCTGCGAGGGTCAGTGCTATTGCTATGGCGGTCTTCATTGTGTAGCCCCTGCCCATTCTTTACGGTGTGGTCAAGAAGGCGTTGGATATCGCTGCCGACCACATGGCATCTACGTTCTCTGACAACACCTCATTGCCAATGCTCTTTAGTGTTGCATCGTCCAGTCCTTCGCATTCCTTAGGCTCTATCTCAGGCTCGTTGCTGATGTCCTTACCAGCAGCCTCCTCTGCTATGTAGCCCTGGAATGCAGTAGTCACAGCAGCCTTGCACTCTGCCTTGGTGTGGTGGGTGGTGGTACCCCCTGTGCACCCCACTACCCCCATACCCATACCCACTACTACACCTATGCCTACCACTGCCTTGCCTATGCATGCATGCATGAGTAGAGTTCCTTACTCGATAAGCATTCCTTCTCTTCAAAGAAAGAATTACTTTAAGAATTACTTCGCTTGATTCCTTGCTTTAAGCAGCTTCATCGTCGTGTGACTGCTGCTGTCGTGCACGCCTTGTCAGTTCCTCGCGTAGCAGGCGTTCGTACTTCTTAATGAGCTGGTTGGCTATCTTGTCTGCCGGATGCGCATCGCGTCGCATCCGGCGTAGCGCCTTCCGCACCTCTGCTATCTGGTCGTCGGACAACATCGGACACCTCGACGTACTTAGTAACTGAGTGACCGGTGTTTCGATGCGGGCGTCCGGTCTTATGACTTAGGGGCCAGTGGGATTCCTTAAGGGTGGGTGGCGTTGTTATGCGGCACGGTCGCTGGGCTTGGTGTACCTGGCCCCCGCTCGTACTGCTACGAGTGGCTTCTCACCTTCCTCGGCACCGAGCGGAATGAAAGGCGGCGTACCGTCCTCGCACTGCGGACAGAACGTCGGCACGTTCTCCTTCCAGATCATCAGCAGCTCACCGCACTCCGGGCAGATGTGGATAGGCCACGACTGAAACGTGTTGGGGTCGGTGGTGAGCTGGACGGCGACGTACATACCTGAGCGGCTGCGACTCTTCATGGCAATGCCTTCCTATGCTGGCGGAGCGTTAGCTAAGCGGTAGGGGGGCGGGGCGGCGGCGTAACCATCGGTGACGCTCTGCCACCCCGCTCTGAAAATTTCTCCCCGAATGGCGAAATTCCTCGACATCAACGGGCGACTCGCGTCACGGGACCGCAATTCATGAAGCGAACGTCCACGCGGTGGCCCCACTTACGACCGCACATCTTGCATTCGAAGTGCAGCGCCATGGGGGTGTTATCCGCACGGCTACCGGCCAGCCGAAGAGCCTCCGACCTACTGAGAGTCAGGATGGGCTCAACGATGCTGCGGCTAGGCGGGGTGGTCGGTGAACAGTGGACACATGCCTTAGCGAACTCGTTCTTCATTGTGTAGCCCTTTCAGTGTTATGAAGTGCATTGCCCTTAGCGGCTGGCGTCCAGGCCAATTTCCCACTCGGTGAGGGGGCGAGAGTTCCACAGGTCGTCAGGTCCGGTCGCTGCGATCCAGAGCGAGGCGGTCGCCGGGGCCTGGTACTCGTCGGAGTAAGGCTCGATCGGCAGCGGGTTACCGAACTCGTCTTCCTCAACGATCTGGTCTTCCCAGTTGGTGACGACGAACTGGGCACTGTCCTGGGCGGTGATGTTGGCGTTCATGGCTGGCTCCTCGGTTCCCGGAGGGCTCCTCTTGCCCTCACATAACTAAGGTATACCGCCCCTACAAGTTGTACAACCCTATTCGGCCGAACTAATTCATGATTTTTTAGGATCGCTATCGGAATAGGAATGAACGTAGCAATCGGGACACATGCAATTGCATTCCGGAGTCACGTCCTCACCGCAAAGTGACGGGTCATGAGGAATCAGCGTCCAATCGCTCACCTCTCCTCACGACCTTTCTGCACGAGCGCGTCCATCAGGCTCGGGTGGACGATGTACGCCACGGTCTTGCCGAAGCGGGTGACCGCGACCGGCTGCTGATCGAAGCGAACCTGGTCGAGAACGTCGGCCAGCTCTACGCGCAGTTCCGCAGCGCCAATGCTCTTGATGGTCATCTGACTTCTCCTTTGGGGCTTATTCGGACATTTACTAGCTTACGTCGAGTTGTACAGGAAGTACATAGCAGAGCCCCACCCACCAGGACGAATGGGCGGGGCTCTGCGTGGGCCTCAGGCGGGGCAGCGACTCCCCTCGGCCCCACTCAGTGCAGCGTGTCTTGCTCGGCTGCCTGAGCGGCTTCTGGGGCTCCCTCGTAGTCCTTGAGCGTCACGGGCACGTAGGTGGCTGGAGCCTTGGCCGTGAGGCCGGGAAGAAGCTTCAACCGCCCGGCGCGAACCTCGGCGTCCAGCTCGCGGCGCGTCGTCTCGACCTCACTCCTGGTCGGCTTGGCGGTCTCGTACTTGATCTCCGCGGCGGCCTTCACCGTCAGCGGCGCCTGCATGGCCAGGTTGGACCAGTTCACCTTGTCGGCGAAGAACGAGATGCCGGTCTGGTGGTCGTGATAGAGGTCGATCGGGCCTATCTGGTTCATGGGCTGTTTAAGGTGACGGAACTTCACAACCAGGTCGCCGGCCTGTCCGTCCAGGAGGATCACAGAGCCAGCACCGGCGGTGAGCCAGGCCGAGCCGAACACGGACGCAAGGGTGTTGGGCGCCTTGCCGTCCGGGCCGTACTTCGTCTGGTGGTGCAGCTCCACGACCGTGATGCCGTTCACCATCGCCATCTGCCTCGCGCGGTTGTAGCCAGAGCCAACCTCGGGCTTGCCGATGTCGCCTTGCACAACGTCCTTGAGCGAGTCGATGACCACCGTGTCGGCACCGGCCTCCACGCACAGCTTGAGGATTGAGTCGGGCTCCGTTGCGAAGTCGTCCACCGGCGGACCCTTGCGCACTGCCAGGCGCTCGTTAACGGCGTCGCGCTCTTCGGGCTTGAAGCGGCGCAACAGTGCACGGCGTGCCTGTGTGGGGCGGTCGCACGCGAGGTAGAGAACCTTGGACTTAGTGGGCTGCACTGTGAATCCGAGAGCCTTCGACTCGAAGCCCATGCGTGCGCGTATGAACTGATGCGCAACGGTGGTCTTACCAACGCCAGGCTGGCCGCACAGCATGAGTGCTTCACCCTCCGCTAGAAGAACGTCGTCTCCATCGCCCCACACGGTGACTATCTCTGTGGGGCCATCAAAGAGCCAGTCGCCACCGTTCTCTATCTCCTGCTCTTCATAACCCCACTCGGCACGCTTCTCGTCGGACACGCGCTTAAGGCCAAGCTCGCGGCCGAGCGCCTTGAGGTAAGTCTTCCGGGCTTCACTGCTAATGATGCGATCGTCGTCGTCGCCACCAGCTACGTCGTTAGCGTGCACGGCTTGCATAAGGCGTACGTACTGCTGCGGTGCGTGGGGGAAGCACGCCCAGGCGAACTCCTGGCGCTTCTCGGTGTCGGACATCGCGCTGACATGATCAACCAGGGCGTGGAAAGCAGGCTCCGGTATTGTCGAGAAATTCGGCTGTTCGTACATGATTGTTCCGTCCTGTCTGCTTTGCCATGGCCGTCGCTGTAGCCATGGCAGGGAATCGGGGGCGCACGGGTTCGCCTCATACCACTACGATACCCGGGTTCTACGACTTGTACACCCCTTTCGGCCCGTCAGTTCGCACGGATCACTCACGACCCCGGGAACTACACCCGGGGGGATTCGTGATAGGGGGCAGGAAGATCACGTGATAGCCGTGAAGGGCAGCCGTGATAGCTCTGACCTGGACGTTCCTTGATCGCCGTGATAGGCCGTGATGTTGTGACTCTGTGTGCCCGTGATAGGGCCGTGATAGGGACAGAGAGTTACCTGGGCGAGCTTATCCCGTTTATCCCTATTCCCTTTCCGTAGCCATTCTGTCGCTCAAAGTTCTCATCAAAAATCCCACCTGACACCCTTTTAAAAATGAAGTGCAGTGGGTATCCTGAGAAGGAGTAGGGCTGGTCGGGTCTCTCCGGTTCCCCCCGATCCACCCTCACCGGCCGGGCCGGGCCTCCCCGTTTCCTCTGCGCGGGTCGAGGCCGCCCGGCCTTCTCTATTCCACCACCAGGTGTGAGGGCTGCCCTATGACCGATGAGAACCTTCCTGTTGCTAGCTCCGATGTAGACGCCCCTCGCGTGCGTATCCCGCTTGAGAGGGGCTGGGCGCGTGCCAAGCTCATCCGCGAACTGGCACTAGAGGAGCAGCCGCAGGTGGAGCTGGCGGAGTATTACGGCGTCGCACAAACAACGATCTCCGCCTTTAAGAAGCGGCACTGGGTTGAGATAGAGCGCATCCGCAATAACCTCGCCGACGAGTACGCAGACCTGTGGATCGCACAGAAGCGCAACCGCCTCGCAGAGCTACAGGCTGCTGCGGAGAAGCTTGCCGGTAAGCCCGACGCTCGCAGTGCCGAGGTACTAGCCAAGCTGTTGAAGGACGCCGCCGAAGAACTGGGCGACCTGCCTACGCGTACACAGGTGAACGTTAATACGGCGAACGTGACTTACGAGATCGTCGGTGTAGACCCGGAGGTGCTCTCATGATGAAGCCTGCCTCTTACTACGAGAAGTTGTACCTAGTCGCCGGCCTGTCCTTCGAAGAGGTGCTTGACCTTATCCGCGAAGAGGTCGAACTAGACCTGTCGTGCGACTGCGCCGCCCTGGAGTTGGAGGGCGACGATGAAGAAGTTGAAGTGTGATGCGTGCTCCATAGCGGATGCACAGTTCCTAGCAGTCAAGGGCCGCAAGGCTCTTCTTTTTTGCCTACACCACACGCAGCACCATCTAGCCGCATTGCAACGCGACGGCTGGACGGTGATGTATAAGGAGAAGGGCGGCAAGAAATGACGAAGCATATCTACCGCCCTCGTGGCACGTGCATAGAGCTGTTCAACTCTCGTGACCCGCAGGTGCTGTTCGCCGGCCCTGCTGGCACCGGTAAGAGCAGGGCGTGCTTGGAGAAAGTGCACGCCATGTGCCTGCGTAACCCTGGTATGCGTGCCTTGATGGTGCGTAAGACGCTGGCATCGCTAGGTGCGAGTGCAGTGGTTACCTATGAGACGCACGTCGCAGCGGAACACATAGCAAATGGCGATGTGAAGTGGTTCGGCGGCTCGTCCAAGGAACCAGCACAGTTCCGCTATGGCAACGGCAGCACACTGACGCTCGGCGGCATGGACAAGGCGACGAAGGTCATGTCCACCGAGTACGACATCTGCTACGTCCAGGAAGCCACCGAGCTAACAGAGACCGACTGGGAGTCCATCACCACGCGACTCCGCAACGGCCGCGTGTCCTTCCAGCAGCTCATCGCCGACGCCAACCCCGAGATGCCGACGCACTGGCTCAAGGTGCGGTGCGATGAGGGGCGGACGAAGTACATCGCTTCGCGGCATGAGGACAACCCGGTGCTGTTCACAGAGGCCGGCGACCTGACGCCACGCGGTGCGGCCTACATGTCCTCTCTCGACGCCCTGACCGGCGTCCGCAAAGCGCGGCTGAGACACGGTCGGTGGGTCGCCGCCGAAGGACTCGTCTACGAGGCGTACAGCCCCGCCGTGCACCTGCGGAAGGCGCTGGGACAGCCGCCGAAGGATTGGCCGGTCTGGCTCTCCGTGGACTTCGGCTTCACCAACCCGTTCGTCTGCCAGTTCTGGACGCGCGACCCGGACGGCCGCCTGATCCTCTATCGCGAGATCTACCGCACGCAGGGGCTCGTGGAGGACCACGCCAAGGCGATCAAGGCCGAGCTGGTGAGGCAGCGGCACCCGCGCGTCTCAGCGGTCATCTGCGACCACGACGCGGAGGACCGGGCCACTCTGGAGCGCCACCTGGGGATGGGCACCGTGGCGGCCACCAAGACGGTCAGCGACGGCATCCAGGCGGTGCAGGCCCGGCTCAAGGTGCAGGGTGACGGCCAACCTCGGCTGCTCATCTGCCGGGACGCCATCGTGGAGCGGGACCAGGCCCTCAAGGACGCTGCGAAGCCGCAGTGCACCGAAGAAGAGATCGTCGGCTACATCTGGGACCGAGGCACCGCTAAGGCCCAGTCAGATGGCAAGCCGCCCAAGGAAGCGCCCGTGAAAGAGAACGACCACGGAATGGACGCGCTTCGTTACCTGGTCGCCGAGCGTGATTTGCAAGGCCGTCCGCGTGTCCGTGCTCTCGGTAAGCCGAAGCGTGGAATGGGCCTGAACGAGTGGTAGAAAAAAGGCACCCTTGACCGCTTGACTTTCCTGTGGTAAACGCGCATTCTGAATTACGTATAGCCCGCTGGGAGAACCACTGCCCCTGCCAGCGGGCTTTTTCTATGCCGAAAGGGGGACAAATGCGGCTTATTAACTCCGTGTTCCGTAAGACCGTCAGCAATAAGGCCCCCGTTCCACTGGCACCGAAGCGCGAGCGTTTCAGCGTCTTTGGTCATAAGCACGACACGGGCACCAAGGCGTACGTGAACGCTTATGGCGCGGTCGGCGTGGTGTTCGCCATCGTCAACCGCACAAGCACCGCAGTGTCACAGCCTGACTGGCACCTGTACCGCAAGTCTTATGACAACCGCGTCGTCTACGAAGGGCAAGAGCAGCGCACAGAGGTAACACGCCATGCAGCGCTGGACCTGCTCAATAAGCCCAACAAGTTCATGACGCGGCAAGAGCTGTTCGAGATATCGCAGCAGCACCTAGACCTAACCGGCGAAGCATGGTGGGTCGTTACGCGCTCCGGCGTTGGCGGCATACCGCTGGAGATCTGGCCGGTACGCCCGGACAAGATGCGGCCAGTGCCAGACCCGGTGAACTACATCGCGGGGTACATCTACACCGACCCGGACGGCAATGAGATCCCACTCACCACTAACGAAGTGATCTTCATACGCATGCCCAACCCGGTGGATATGTACCGAGGCATGGGTCCAGTGCAGGCAGTGCTTACCGAGGTGGACTCCACTAGGTACAGCTCCGAGTGGAACCGCAACTTCTTCATCAACGGTGCAGAGCCCGGCGGCATCATCCAAGTCGATCGCAGGCTTGAAGACGACGAGTTCGATGAGATGACGATGCGCTGGGAGGAGCAGCACAAGGGCATAGCTAACGCCCATCGCGTCGCAATCATTGAGCAAGGCCAGTACGTAGAGCGGAAGTTCTCGCAGCGGGACATGCAGTTCGTAGAGCTGAACCAGCTAAGCCGTGAAGTGATACGCGAGGCATTCGGCATCAGCAAGTTCATGCTTGGCCTGGTCGATGACGTGAACAGGGCGACCGCAGACGCGAGCGAGTACACCTTCGCTAAGAACCTGACGGTGCCTCGCCTGGACCGCTTCAAGGGCGCGATCAACAACGACCTGCTGCCCATGTTCGGTAACACCGCTATGAGCATCGAGTTCGACTACGACAGCCCGGTGCCTAACGATGAAGTGCAGGACGCCACGATCATCGCCCAGAAGGCAACTGCGGCTAAAACACTAGTCGATGCGGGATATGACGCTGACGACGTACTCGAAACCGTTGGCCTCCCGCCCATGAAGTTCAAGAAGCCAGAGCAGCCGCCTGCACTGCCCGGCATGGCACCGCCTGATGGCAACGCACCGCAAGGCGAAGACAACAGCGACGCAGACGAGGAGGTAGCCGCATGAGTCGCAACTGGTTCGAGATTAAGAACAAGGCCGATAAGGCAGAGCTGTTCCTGTACGACGAGATAGGCGGCTACGGCATCGGAGCGCACGAGTTCATCACCGAACTCCAGAACGTCACCGCAGAGCACATAGACGTGCATATCAACTCCGTTGGTGGCGAGGTCTTCCAGGGTCTCTCTATCTATCAGGCGCTCAAGGATCACCCGGCGACGGTCAATGTCTACGTGGACGCGCTGGCCGCTTCTATCGCCTCGGTCATCGCTATGGCTGGCGATGAAGTGACGATGGCGGGCAATGCCCAGCTCATGATCCATGACGCTCATGTCGGCGTGCAGGGCAATGCCAATGACCTTTCCAAGATGGTCGAACAGCTCAACCGCTGCTCCGACAACATCGCATCTGTCTATGCAGAGCGGTGCGGTGGCGAGGTCGGAGACTGGCGCAACGCAATGCAGGCCGAGTCCTGGTACAGCGCAGACGAAGCCGTTAAGGCCGGTCTTGCCGACAAGGTGGCACCGAAGTCCAGGCGTCGCGCTCGCAATGTCGCTGACTTGCAGATTTTCAACTACGCAGGCCGTGAGTTCGCTCCGGCCCCCGCGTATCTGGGCGCTCCGAAAGAAGAGCCCGTTATTGAGAACGAAGCGGCCAAGTCCGTTGAGTTCACGTTTGATTCCGCTTCGTTCCGTGACGCTCTTAAGGAGGGCTTCGGAGATGTCTAAGATGACGATCCCCCAGACGGGGGCAGAGCTTAACGAGTTCCTTAATGACCAGGTGAAGGTGGAGCGGGCCGTCAAGGAGGGCCAGCTTGCCGAGGTGGTCAAGGCTTATGCCGCCGCGTCCATGAAGAAAGACCGTGAGGCCGGCGACCAGATCCGCGAGCAAGTCCAGGCGTCCATCCGTGAGTTCCTGGTGGAGAACGGCCAGGAGAAGCAGCTTGAGCGCCTGAACAAGGGTGGCATCGGCGCTGTCGTGCAGTCGCCTCGCAGTGCGCTCTACAACAGCAAGGCTGCTGGCGCCAAGCTCGACCGCGATTACGACGGCTCGGCCGACTTCTTCCGGACCATCTGGCACAACACCAACCGCATGGACCCCGAGGTCAACGCCAAGCTGACCCGGCTCCGCAACGCGGCCTCCACGACCGACCCGGCCGGTGGTGGCTTCCTGGTCCCCGAGGTGCTGCGCTCCGAGCTTCAGGCCCTTGCCCTGGAGCAGTCCGTCGTGCGTGGCCGTGCCCGTGTCATCCCGATGGAGACGTCCCGCGTCGGCTTCCCGGCCGTGGACTCCAGCTCCAACGTCTCGTCCGTCTACGGCGGCATCGTCGGCTACTGGACGGAGGAAGGCGGGACCTTCACCGAGTCCGAGCCGAGCTTTGAACAGATCTTCCTGGACGCTAAGAAGCTCACTACCTACAGCGTTGTTAACAACGAACTGCTGACGGACTCCGGCGCTTCCTTCGAGGCGTTCGCCAATCAGGCGTTCCCGCAGGCGATTGCCTACTACGAGGACGACGCGTTCCTCAACGGCAATGGCGTTGGGCAGCCGAAGGGCATCTACAAGGCGAATGCGGTCGTCTCTGTGCCGCGCGGCACGACTAACGAGATCGCCTTTGCGGACGTGGCGAACATGTACTCGCGCCTGCTCCCGCAGTCCATGAGCCGTGCCGTGTGGGTCATCGCCCCCGACGCCCTGCCGCAGCTTCTCCAGATGGCTCTGGTGTCCGGCTCCACGCCTGTCGCCCCGCCGCTGTGGCTGCCCGGCCAGAGTGCTCACGGTGCCCCGCAGTACACCCTCATGGGCCTGCCTGTGGTTGTGTCCGAGAAGGCTCCAAAGCTGGGCGCTGCTGGCGACCTCGCGCTGTTCGACTTCGGCTACTACCTGATCGGTGACCGCCAGGCGATGACCGCCTCTTCCTCGGCGCATTACAAGTTCCAGAACGATCAGACCGCATTCAAGATCGTAACTCGCGTGGACGGCAAGGCGTGGCTCCAGTCCGCCATTACGCCGCGCAACGCCAGCACGAACACGCTGTCTCCGTTCGTCACCCTCAAGGCAACGACCAGTTGATAGAGGGCTTTCCGGGGGGAGCGGCTTAGAGGCTGGCTCCCCCATCAATCAGTCGGCTTAGAGGCCGATAAGAAAGGAAGTTCCCATGTCCTGGACTCAGGGTATTGGCAGGGTCGTTGACCTCTCTGTTGGCTTCGTCCCGACTGACATGTCTTCGGCCGCTAACACCGGCAAGCGCGTCTCTATGAAGAACTGCTCCGCTATCACGGTCGTGCTGTTCAAGAAGGCTGGCACTGCTGGGGATGACCCGGCTTTCACCCTCAACCAGCACACCGCGGCGAGTTCCGGTTCTTCCGGCACCCTCGCAAAGATCGACACGGTTTACTCCAAGCTCGCTGCCACGCCTGACGGTACCGAGACCTGGACGAAGACCACGCAGGCCGCTGCGGCTACCTACACCGACGCAACCTCTGCTGAGGCGGGCGGTGTTATCGCGTTCACCATCGGCGCTGACCAGCTGTCCGATGGTTACTCCTACATCTCCGTCGATGTGGCGGATGTCGGCTCGAACGCGCAGATCGGCGGGCTTCTCTACATCCTGCACGACCTGAATGTGCGTAGGGCTCCGGCAAGCCTGCCCGCTGCACTGTCCTAAGCAATGCGACTCCTGGATGCACTGCCGTAGCCCACAGTGCATCCAGGTCTTAGGAGTAACCATGGCTGGCTGGTACGGACTTCTCTCGATTATCAAGAACATCCGGCAAGAAGAGGCCGAGTCGGCACAGGACTGGCGAGTAAGGCCGCTGTGCTGCCCTAACGACGGCACCCCACTAGAAGAGACCGAGGACGGCGTTCTGTTCTGCCCTTGGGATGGCTGGAAGCACCAGCAGTGAGCAACACACCATAGCTGGGCCTTGCGAGGCCCTAGGCCAGAAAGCAAGGCGGAGCAATGGGTATCTGGTATTGCACCAGGGAGGCGGTGAAGTCTGCCCTGGACAGTAAGGAAACTGCGCGCAACAACGCGCAGATAGACCGTGCGGTTGAGAATGCCTCCCGCGCGGTGGAACAGCTATGTCACCGCACCTTCTACCCCGAGGTTGCGACGCGCTACTTCGATTGGCCGAATCGCCAGCGTGCGCGGGCATGGCGCCTCTGGCTCGACCGCAACGAGATCGTCTCGGTCACGTCGCTGACTTCCGGTGGTGTCTCGATTCCCACCAGCGATGTCCTGCTTGAGCCGGTCAACAGCGGGCCCCCGTACAGCCGGATAGAGCTGAACGTCGGCAGCTCCGCGGCCTTCACAGCCTCACAGACAACCTGGCAGCGCTCCGTCGTGCTGTCGGGCGTCTTCGGCTGGCCGGAAGCTCTCATGGCCGCTGGTGCCCTCGACGGGGCCATCTCCGACAGCGCGGCCTCCCTGGACGTGACCAACTCGGCCGTGGTCGGCGTCGGCTCCCTGCTCAAGGTCGAAGACGAGTTCGTCACCGTGACCGAGCGATCCATGATCGACACGGGCGAAGTGTGCAGCGACCTCGCGTCCCAGCAGAGCGCCCAGTCCGTCACCGGAGTCACGGCCGGGAGCGTGGCGGTCGGCGAGGTGCTGCTGATCGACTCCGAGCGCGTCCTGGTGGTCGATGTCGCCGACACGACGCTCACGGTCCGCCGGGCCTGGGACGGCTCGACCCTCGCAGCGCACACCGGCTCCCCGGCCATCTACGCGGCTCGCCGGCTCGGTGTGACCAGGGGTGTCGCCGGGACTACCGCATCAGCGCACAGCGACGCACAGGCGGTCCAGGCCCACCAGGCGCCCGGCCCCGTCGTCCAGCTCGTCATCGCGTACGCCCTGGACGAGATCCAGCAGGAAGGCAGCGCGTACGCCCGCACGGTCGGCAGCGGCGAGTCCGTGCGGAACGCGACCGGCTCGGCTATCCAGCGGCTCGAAGCCTCCGTGTACGGCAGCTACGGCCGGACCTCGCGAACGAGGGCGGTGTGAGCCATGGAGGTACGCACCGAGGGGCCGATATTCGACGGCCGCGCAGAAACGATCCTGCGGGACTACTGCGAGCACGCCGAAGAGGACATTGCCAAAGAGGGCCACACGATGCTTTCTGCGGCTTTCGCCCAGACGTTCCGGCACCCGAGTGGTTTCTACGAGTCGCACGTTGAAGTGAAGCGCGATAACGGCGGCCATGTCGTAACTGACAACGGCGTCGTATATGGCCCCTGGCTTGAAGGTACGGGCTCCCGTAACGAGACAACGCGCTTCAAGGGATATGCGAACTTCCGCCGCACTGCCGAGGAACTGCAAGGCAAGGCGATCGAGATCGCAGAGCGAGATCAAGAGCGCTACCTGAGGGAGATGTGATGGCACTTCATATTGACGACATCACCGATCACATCGTCTCGCACGCTATGTCTCTGGGCGTCTTCGACTACGTGAACTCGCACGAGCCTAAGAACGCGCCGGGTAATGGACTGGGGTTCTTCGCTTGGGTTGACGGTATCCGGCCGATAGCCGAAGTGTCCGGCCTGAATAGCACATCAGCACTCGTCACGTTCAACGTGCGACTTATGACGAACATGTTGCAAGACCCGGAAGATGCGATAGACGCCATTCTCGGCAACGCACTGTCGCTGGTGTTCGAAGCGTACGCAGGTGACTTCACCTTCGACGGAAACGTGATGAACGTCGATCTACTCGGGGCGTATTCGCCAGATGGCCTCAGTGCCCGTGCGGGCTACGTGGATCAAGACGGCAAGAAGTACCGCGTTTATGTAATCACGCTACCAATCGTCGTATCTGACGTGTGGTCTCAGGAAGCATAGGAGGACTGAGCAATGAGTAAAACTAGCGGCCTGGGCGACAATCTGTACGTCGATGGCTATGACCTTTCAGGCGACATCGGTTCGCTGTCTGCGATTAGCGGCCCGCGTGGAACGCTGGAAGTCACCGGTATCAACAAGTCGGCGATAGAGCGCATTTACAGCACCAAGGATGGCGCTATCGGCTTCAACGCTTACTTCAATCCGAGTGACGACCAGGCGCACCCCGTGCTTTCCTCGCTGCCTACCGAAGACGCCCACGTGATGTATTGCCGTGGCACTTCGCAGGGCAATGAGGCTGCGGTAATGGTCGCCAAGCAGATCAACTACGACGGCACGCGCGGGGATGACGGTGCGTTCACTTTCACGGTGAGCACGCAGGCGAATAGCCACGGCCTTGAGTGGGGCGACCAGCTCACGGCAGGAATCCAGACCGACACTGAGGCGACCGACAGTTCGGGGCTCGACTATGGCGCCGGTAGCACCGATGGATTGCAGGCGTATATCCAGGTGTTCGACGTACAGGATGACACCCTCACGGTGACTATCGAGGACTCCGACGACGACTCGACTTACACATCCCTGGGCGCATTCACGGCTGTTGCCGATGGCGACCGCGGATTTGAGCGCATAGAGGTCGCCGGCTCGGTGGGCCAGTACCTCCGCATATCCACTACGGGTGACTTCACCTCGGCCTCGTTCGCCGTAGTCGTAGTAAGGAACTGAGATGCGTATCCAGCCGAACATGCGAGTTGATGAGTACCAGACCTTCTCAATCACAGCGCCGAAGTCTACTCACTTCCGCCCGGCCACGTGCGAAGAGGTGGACTGCCCGCACTACCTGGGCGGTTGGAAGTCCTCCATTGACGAGACGACCGAACTCGGCCAGGCCCAGGCTCGCTACATCAGGACTCAGAGCGGCAAGGCGTTTCGTGAATACCGGGTGCCTGGCCTGACGGTCTTTGAGTTCGAGCCCGGCCAGACCTGCTTCGGCAGTTCGAAGCACACAAAGCGACTCGATCGCCCCGAGATCTTCGCTGTGCGCGGTGGCGACTGGCGAGGTAATCCGCGTGGGAACAGGCGAATCCACGCGAATGCAGATGACTGGCGCGACGACTTCGCGGAGCACCAGGACAAGATCAAGACAATCCTTGAAAGGGGTTGATGGAAATGGCTAAGCAGTCCGGTCTGGGATGGACGACCCTGAGCGTAGACAGCTCCGTCCCGACTCTTACCGACATCAAGAACGACGTAACGAACTTTCAGTTTGCTACGCCTCGCGCGGTCCAGGACGTGACCGGCGTGGACAAGTCCGCCATCGAGAGGATTCTTCTCCTGGCCGACTTCTCCATCACGCTGAACGGTGTTTTCAACACCGCGACTTCACACCCGGTGCTCAAGACGATTCCGTCCACCGACGTGGTTCGCACGGTCTCCCTGGCCGTCTCTTCGCAGACGCTTTCCGCTGAGTGCCTGCTCACCGACTACAACGTCACTCGCTCCAACTCCGGCGAACTCACCTGGTCTGTTCCGGGTGTTCTTGCCGATGGCACCGCTCCTTCCTGGGGCTAATACCTGAAAGGCAAGACGATGGGCTACAAGAAGAAGACCAAGACCTTCGAACTCAGCTTCAACGGCGACAAGGAGTACGACGGTCTTGAGCTGGTCATGAAGGGCCTCAGCATCGGCAAGTACCTCAAGATTGCGGAGCTTGCCGATGCTGCCAACGGCGACAAGACGGCAGATCTGCGCCCGATGCTTTCTGCGTTCGCCGACGCTCTTATCTCCTGGAATATGGAAGACGAAGACGGGCCGGTGCCCGCCGATCTCGACGGCATCGAGTCGCTGGAGATCGAGTTTGTGATGACGCTGGTTAGCAAGTGGCTTACCTCTGTTGCTGGTGTGTCAGCCCCTTTGGCCGAAGGCTCCGACTCTGGCGCGACTGCCCAGGAGCTTTCGATTCCGATGGAAACGAAGTAACGAAGCCGCGTGAGCTGGAAGACGCTCAGCTAATCCTCGGGCTGTGCAGGCAGTTTCATTGCCTGCCTTCTCAACTGCTCAAGGAGGACGCCACGTTCCTCCGGCTCATGGTCATAGAAAACATAGGCGCTCCACCCGAGACGCAAGGAGAGGGGTAAGCGATGGCTAACGCAGTGCGGATCTCAGTAACCGTTGACAATGACACAGCACGCGGCCTTGCCGGTGTCCGTGCTTCGATAGCCGCTCTCCAGGCGCAGGC